CCGTCACAGCTAAAACCTCTCTATCGATGAAAGAAGCACGTGCACAGGCACAAAAAAACTTCACAGCAGCTAACAGACTCGTAACCCAACACAACAGACTTACGAACCAATTAAAACAACAAATACACATGTCATCACTCAGTGATGATGCTCAAGAAGTGTACGCGGCTCAAATGCGTCTTGGTGCCAATGCAACCAAAGAACAAAAAGATGAAATTGCCAGGTTAATTACTCAACTTCAAGCACAGCGAGTAGCCACCGGAAAAACAAGCGGATCAATGCGTAATTTCCGAGGCATAATGCAAAACGCCGGGTGGCAATTACAAGATACAACTGTGCAGCTCCAAATGGGAACAAGCGCATGGACTGTACTAAGTCAACAGGGTTCGCAGTTTGCATCTGCCTTTGGTCCTGGTGGTGCTGTTATTGGTGCCTTGATCGCTGTTGGTGGTGCTGTTGGTGGTCTTGCTGTCAAAGCACTCACAGGTAAAAAGTCAATTAAAGAGTTAGCCGAAGCACAAAAAATTCTCAATGGTGTATTCCAGGATGGTGAAGTTGCAGCAGATGACTTAACAGAGTCATACAGAAAATTATTTGCTAAGAACAAAGACTTGGCTATTCTCACTGCTCAACAAGCTAAGTTTGCAGCTAAAGACCAGATGAAAGCAGCAAGAGATAGTCTAGGTGCACTAGGTAAAGAATATTTCGGACTAAATGCCACAATCAAAACCAGCGGTAAACTATCTAAAGAAATGCAACAGGCTGTTACTCTTGCTAATACAAGACGTACCAAAGCAATTGAAAAACAGTCTAAAGAACTCGGTATCACAGTAGATCAGTACCACGAGATAAATCAATTGGTACAGAAAGGTGCTTTCGGTGCTGTAGCTGAAAAAGTTACCGAGATAAGCAAAGAAACAGGAGGTATGAACCGTAAGTTGGCTAACACCGCTTTGACTTTTTTGCAAACATCAGAAAATGCCAAAGATGCGGCAAAGCAAGTTGAAAAACTTCAGAAAATAATTGCTGGTGAAATAACACCCAAAAAACCTAAAGATAAAAAACCTAAAGGTAAAAAAGCAACAACAGCTAAAGATGAAGATTTCTCGTTCTTGATGGGGCAAATACAAACAGAAATCAATCTTCGTAAAAAAGCGTTAGAAGACATTGATAAAGCACAGGTATCTTTCTTTCAGCAGCGAACAGATCCTCGTGTAGTTGAAGAACAAAAATACATAGAAAGAATGAAAACGCTGAACGATGCCAAAAAACAAGCATGGGCGCAAGATGCTGCAAGTAAAGCAGAAGTGAACCATTTAATTGAATCTGAAGACCAACGACATAATCAAGCTAAAGAGGAACTAGCGTTTAGTGCTATGACCACATCAGTCCAAACAGCACAAATGGCACAAACAGCAATGCAATCAACAGTTGACCTTCTAAGTAACGGTGTTGACCAGGTAAAAGCACAGACAGCAGAAATGAATAACTTCCAAAAGCTAATGTTTTTATCTAGCCAGGTGATTGCGGCAAGCATGGCAGTCATTAACGGTATATCGTTGGGTATGAAAATGGCAGAAGCTTTCAGTGGAGGAAACCCAATAGCAGCGGCGGCACTACAGGCAACAGGTGTTTCAATGGGTGCTGCTTCCGCAGGTGCAATCATGGGTACTACTTTTGCTGGTGCTTTCGATAAAGGTGGTAACATCCCTGCCGGTCAAAGCGGTATCGTTTCAGAATACGGTAACGAGCTTGTGAACGGTGTAATGGTGAAGGGTCCTGCAAGAGTCACATCTCGTGAAGACACAGCTAAAATGATGGGTGGTGCTAGTCTGAACGTTACTGTTGTCAATAATGCAACCGGTGTTCAACACGAAGTACAGCAGGTCGATGAAAATACAGTTAAGATCATAGCCTCGCAGGTGTTTAATGATAATATTGATAGAGGTGTTGCTGCTGTAGTCGATAAAAAAGGGAGCAAGACAGATAAATCATTTCGTAAAAATTACAATACACAAAGGAACTATTAACCATGGCAACTAAAGGTGATATTTCGGGATTAGATGAATTAATATTCGGTGGGGAACCTCTTATTCCGCTGGTGGATAGTTTTTCAAGACGAAGAAAAACAGGTATTGTACAAAGCAATGTTGAAGGTGGTTTAACTCGACAACGTAAAAAGTTTTATAATCAACCATACCTCGCAGATGTTACATATCGATTAGAAACAGAACAAGCACAAGACTTTATTAAGTTGTTTTTTGAACGTAACGAAGGTAAACGATTCGTAGCGCATTTGAGAGCCGACAGACCTATACTTGAACCGTATGTTGTGCAGGTTGTTTCTGATTGGGACGACAGTTACGCAAGTGCTGTCGATGGTGATCTGGTTGTGACACTTGAAATTGTTAGCGTTAGAAACAGTGCACTTGATGATTATCTGTTTGTGATGTATCAGGCGTTAGGCTCTGATTTCTACGATTACAATTTAGGGCTGAAATACATTGTTGAAGCGATGCCCGAGGAATAAACATGGCAATTACAGATAATGAACTACGTGAAATTTACACCAACGCACCGGTAATCAAAGATACTTTTGAAGTGATCACTATTAAAGCCAGTTGGTTTAGTCGAGACTATCACTTGCAACACGCTTTCACTGAAGATATTGATGTTGAACTTGAAACAAGTGAAGTAGTCACAGCAGAATATGCACCTATGCGGATAAACCAAGCCAGTAGTAACGCGGACATGGTTTATGAGCGAACAATAGATGTTCAGCAAGTCAATGACATAATTGCAAGTGAAATCGCATTACGTGATCCTGAAAGTAATGAACTACCTGTTGTCGAATCGCGAGGTTATGTGATGTATCGTGACGGAAGTGTTTCTCAGTTGAAAACAGCAGTAATAAGTACAGAGATAAGCAAAACAACCCGTAACGAAGTCGGCACCAGTATTTCGTCAAGCACGAAACCAGTGAATTCACAGGCCACAGGTGTTGTTGTCACAACATCGCTTGTACCTATGTTAAAAGGTTTCTTGTAATGCTGGTGGGTAAACATTACATTAAGCATGGTTACAATTGTGCTGATTTTGTTGCTGAGTGGTATAAAAAACAGTTGGGTGTTACGATACCTGTAATTAATGAGTTCGACAGGTCTTTTCTTGTCTGGATGCGTAAAAACTTTACGGACATTAAATCACCTGAAGAACATTGTTTGGTTCTAATGATGAACCCTGACGGTGGTTATCATATTGGTGTTTATCACGATTACGGTGTTTACCATAACTTTAAACCGAACACAGGCCATGGCTCTGTATGTAAATGGACTATGGGATCTATTAAAACATATTATTCAAAAGTGAGTTTCCACAAATGGTCACAGTCAGATATTTCAAATCAGCAACAGATAAAGAGTTTGAATCACATTTCGTAGATAATTTAAGTGCGTTCCTTAAATCAAAAAACTTCAACAGGGATGAATTACTCGACCTTCGATTTTTCAAAGGTGATGTTCTTGGTGAAGAAATTGATACCATCAATGGTTACTTTCTGGATATCCCCGAGGGTGAAATAGAAGTTTTTCACGGGTCCACAATGCCTCAAGGTCCGTTAGTTCCTTTCCTCCCTTACATTTTTGCTGCCCTTGCTTTTGTTGCTGCAATAGCACTAACGCCTAAAATCAGTCTTCCAAACGAAGGGAACAGAAAACAAGGGTCATCAACTAACAGGTTGGGTGCATCAAATAATGAGCCCAATATCAACGGTCGCATTGATGATATATTTGGTCATGTGGCTAAACACACCCCTCCTTTGTGGCAAGTGCCTTATAGAATAGGTAAAGACAACCAAGAAACTGAGGTGTTATTAGTGGCTGTCGGTAGAGGTAAATACGACATCAATACTGATAACATTTACGATGGTTACACACCTTATGTGAATATCCCTAAATCACAAGTGAGTATCTATGAACCAGGAACACACCCAGGCAATGGTTCACCATCACAGACAATCGGATCTGTGATAGATGAACCAATCGGAATTTATAGAGAATCCAATGATTTGAATGCTTCTGAGCTGTTACCACCTAATGACCTCGCCATAGGTCAAGATGCCGTCTGGTCTGTTGTTGGTTCCGCAGGTAATGCAACATTCACACTGGACAATATCGCTGAATTAGATGTTGATTTACAGGACTATTTCACAGCAGGTCAAGATTTGCAGATGATTGAAACCTATAGTTCTGAGGTTACAGGATCAACAACATTACACAGGTCGTATCAACCGCCAGGACCAGTACCTATACAACATGCATCGAAAGATTTTGACGAAGTTACACTAACTGACCTATCAGGGGAACATGAAATAACATCCGTAACGAGCAATACGGTTTCCGTTACGGATGGTACTTGGGGTACTGTTTCAGGGGTTTTAGTTGAAGATTATAATCTTGTGGTCAGTCAAAGTTTAATCACTTTGTTCACCACTTTGGATAGCGAGATAAACGATTACACCTGGTATCAAACATATGATAGTGGATCAGGTGAATACTCTGACCCTGTGATATCGGTGCCTCAAAATCTAAACCCCGACATCGGTCAAGTGTTTGATAACGTGATAGGTCCAATAAGTATTTATCAAGGTGCAGAACGAATAATCATAAACTTAACGAGTGCTTCAGGTTTTTACAAAATTGATGGTACAGCATACAAGCGAATTGATGCCTGTGTTGAATTTGTAGTTGAACAATTAGATATTAATGGTGACCCTACAGGTATTGTGAATGTTACACCAGTGGTGTATTCAACAAACCCTGGCAATGTAACAAGCAGTGTTTACCAAACAGTGTACATCGATTCGTTGTTTGAGCGTTCCCGTGTTTATGGTAGAAGGACTACCAACAGGGATAAAAGTGATGGGATATCCAACGTGGATAAAATTGAGTTGACATTGTTATATTCATTCGAGCCAAACCCACCAGGTGTTGATTTTGGTGACGTAACGCTGATGCACTGTGTTGTACCTAGTAATAGCCAAAGTCGTTTAATTAAGCAACGTAAAACAAACCTGGATTTGACACGTAAGATCACACAATACTTAGGGGGTGGTAATTTTGGACCTGTAGAAAGTTATGTTACCGATGATTTCAGTCAGATATTGATTCATGCAGGGTTAGATGAAAAGTGCGGCAGACTGAACACGTCACAAATAAACATGGACAACATCATTTCTTTGAAGGACCAGATAAATAGTTACTTTGGTGGTACTGAAATGATCCGGTTCGGCTATGATTTTGATACTTCTCAGATGTCGTATGAAGATATGTTCACTACAATTTGTAACGTAGTGAACTGTATACCTTACGTGCAAAACGGTGTGTATGATGCGTTCTTCGAAAAAGAACAACCAACATCTTCACTTCAAATAACATGCAGGAATAAAATATCAGAGTCAGAAACAAGAGAAGATATTTTCTTTAAAGAATATGATGGTGTAGAGCTGAGTTATCGCAATGAAGAAACAGGTGTTACAGACACCATTTACATTCCTTCAGATAGAACGGCCGTCAATCCTGACCGTCAAGAATTTCCGGGTTGTATTACCGAACTACAGGCTTATCGTCGTGCATTACGGATGCGCAATAAACAGATTTACCATGTTGTCAATGCTGAATTTGATGTCGATGAATTTGGCCGTGTGATAGTTCCTGGTCAGCGTATTGATTCACCAGACGGTACACGATTTGTTCGTCACAAAGGCAACACAGACGGTTATAATATTTACGATGGTGAAATCGTTGAAGTGAATGGTCTTGTTGTTGAACTGTCTGAACCTGTTGCTTTTATTGATGGTGAAGATCATTACGTGCAGTTCACCAACGCCAATGGCGATAATAGCGAATTAATATTATGTAATGAGGGTGATTCAGAGTTTGAAATTGTCCTTTCCTCCACGCCTGCAGAAGCGATTTATGAAGGTTATGACCGGGATAAAATGAAGTACACGTTCTGTAGTGAACAACTCCGGGAGTCGATAGCATTGATACCTCAAACGATTGAGTTTAAACTAGATGATGGACAAGAAATAAACACCATATCGAGCATCAACTATGACTCTCGATATTATAAAGATGATATGGAGACAATATAACATGCCTATACCAACGTTAGAACAGGTGGAAGAGTCCGGTGGAAACATGGACACTATCACCGAGTTCATTAAATCGGGTTCACCGTCACTTGTGGACCAGTACGGTGAAACTCGCAAGACATTAACCGGTGCAGAAGAAGATATCACCACTGCAATTATTGGTGCTGGTTATCAAATTGTCGGTGATTTTGCAGACGTTACAAAATTCGAGATTACATCAGATAATCAAGTTTATACATCAAAATCAATTGTCGGCTTTGAAGATGCATTGTGGCGCACAAATCAAGTGTTACCATACACAGCAACCGGAAGCGACCCAGCTCAAGCTCCGGAAAAAGATAAGTGGCTAGCTGTTGCTGTTGGTGAGCTAAAAACCGTTGCTATCGCACTTAATAAGCCGTTTAACGCTGTTGAATATGGTAAACCTGGTGTGACCATAACAGCAACAACTGAATTTTTGCGCAACCCTGACGACCAAACGACATACAGCATCCCTGCTGGCGTTGGTGATGGTGAAGTTATTGTAAGCGTTGTTGGTGATCAGCTTAGTACTGATGTATTAACGTATACTCTTGATAGGGTAAGTTTTACACGCAACTTTGACACGTTGCAGTCAGCACTAGATTCAGCGTCGGCTATGTTGGGTGATGTTGCGCAAGTAAAGGAGAGGAACGAAGGTCAAGGCGGTGGTGCTATATGGGATTACGTAGTTGGTGGTACGTACACAGTGGGGCCAACTATTTTTGATGTTTTCGATCACGCAACACTTCCGCTGCAACTGAAAATGCGATTAGACAAAAACACAACCCCTGAAATGTTCGGCTGTGCTGGCCCGCTTGATACAACTGCTAATCTCGATGCATATCAGGTTTTCATAAGTAATTCTAAAGGTGTCTACAAAGAGCCAATTTCAGCGCTAAATACTGTCAATTTAATCGGACCATCTATTCTTGCATCAGAGCGTAGACGTGTTAATTCAACAGGTATTGCAACTCTCAGAAAGCTTTTCGTCAACCCTGAAAGAGGCTTGCACTTTATCGGTGACTCTGTTGCAAATGGGTTTAGTGCTGGAATTAGAATCCCTGGCAATGCGCGAGAGTCATATTCGTGGCCAAACCTTTTAGGCTACGGTTTAAGACGGAACAAATCAAATCTTGCGCTACACGACAAAACGTTATGCACAGAGTTGGCGGCAGGGTCACTACACGGGACGTTAACAGCTCCACTAGGGGCGATGATTGACTACACTGGGATGTTAGATGAATCTGTGATTGCAGGAAGCGGTGGTGCAGCTATTAACTTTTGCGCACTTGGTCAGCCAATTAAATTTCAACTTCCAAAGGGTGGGAAAGCCAGTATTTACGCAATGTCGCTAGACGGATTCGCGCCAGTTGTTGCCGTGACTATATCAATAAACGGCTCGGCAACACTGCCTGTTGTGCCGGGTGATAAATTTGCAATAGAAGGCTTTACAAACCCGAATGTGCTAGATTTATCTGTAGCTAAGGCGCAGCACAGAATTTTAGAAATCACTTACGACGAAACTTCAGATGTTGTAGTTACATTTGAGTCAACAACATCTGAAAAATTATTTTTCTTAACGGGTGTGACTAGAACTGACACGGCATTTATATATATGCCTACTACAAATCTTATATCCAAAAACGCCTCGGATGTTTACGGTCCTGCTCGCAAAGTTGTCGCTAGATCATCAGTAGGGCGGTACAATACAACTACCATTGCGTATCTAGCTGACGCGGCTGGGGCAGATGTTACTATAAAATTCTTAATGGACGACAATTCTATAGTCCCTCCATCGTCTATTGCGGGAATTGCAATGCACGACACGCTAGGTGGTGGCGCAATAGTTGACAAAGACACCATGGTTACTGACTCCACACAGGCTGGCAGCTCGGGCGTGCAACGATATATTACACGATCTTATTTTATGATAGACAAATCTGATTTATCTGAGCAGGGCGTGGTGGGGGTTATTATGTATAACACGATATCAAATATAACAATACACGATGTTAGTTTTCACGGTATTGTTAACAACGAGGGCGTTAGCGGTGCGACCACACTATCCTATATTACAAATGAGATGACTCGTATAACCCCGTACGCTAAACAGGGGGATGTCATTGTTATAGCGATAGGGATCAATGATTGGGTGCTACAGGAGGCTGGCTCGTATAGCACCGAAAAGAAAAACCTTCGTTCACTGGCAAAACTGTCATTACTGACAGGTGCGCAGGTTGTAATGATGACTAACACGCAAGTGCGCTTCTCTACTACTGCCGAAGCAGAGAAAGATAATCGGAACCTGAGATTTCAGGACATACAGCAAGCCATCGTGGATGTTGCTAATGAGTTCGGCTGTCCTGTTATTGATTGGAACGCATACAATCAAGAGTTTACAGATTGGAATAGCACAAGCATGGATGATAATTTACATCCAAACAGGCGTGGACATTTATCGGTGGCGAATGGGATGCTGAACATGCTTGGGTTGGTTGAATACGAGTCAAACTGATCGGAACAGTTTAGAACTTGAGCATAAGTGCAGCGCTCAAGTTCTAATTTTCAATACTAAAAATAGATCTTGTTTTCATTGTTCCTTTTTAAACGGCTTTTTATGTCTCAAAAATATCAATGTCATAAATTGCTTTAACATCGTATCGGCTAATTTTAACGTGTTTTAGCTGCTACACTAGCGAAGCTGCATATTTATCTAGCTCTATATCTACGCGTTGCTCTGGAGTTAATACTTTAACGTAAAGGTGGTTATTCAGGTATGTTTTAGCTATAGCACTATTAACATCACATAAGCTCATCAACCAATTTACGAGCTTCAGCAATGTAATAATCGTAATTGATGTCATTAAACTCGTGACCGGCAATACTGTTACAAACGGTCACGAGATATCCTTTCTGTATACTCATTCTGCGATCTGGCGGTAATTCAGACGGTGCAGGACATAAATCATATTTACCCGATGGTGCTTTAGGTGCGTTTGCATGTTTACCATTGTCGCGATGTTTCCAGTGAGCTACTGTACGCCACTTTTCAGTAAGTTTATCAGTAGGGGGCATGACCTTGGTTAACGCTCCACCTGTTTCACTCACGTAGTATCTGGACACGTTCTGAACCTGTTCGTCACCGCACAGTAAATGACTGCTTTTAGGTACTTTGGTTCGCAAGAAAAAATCGTAAACATCGTCATGGTTGTGAATGAACTCGGATATGTCCTGGTCATACATTAGTGCTGCTTCTGCTGCTTTGGCCACAACGACCGCACTGTGATCTTTATTCCAGGTTAATTCACGAGTACCACTGTTTTCTTCAATACGCTGGTGGGCGTAACAACCGATACGTTTAACGTACTGGTTTTTATCTCTCAACACAGTTCTGTATTGCTTATTGCCTAGCACGTATTTCAGGTCATCAGGTGTTGAACCATCACTGGGTAGGTCTTTAATCTGCCAGTTGTCCGTTTTAGCCATGTAATTGTTCACGTCACGAATAGGCATACGCTCATACGGTGCGTGTTCGAGCTCTAAGCGTGTTAAATCCTCCCACCACTCACTAAGTAACATTGCGTGATTAACGTGTTCACGAGGACATGAATAGGTCACACCATCCGTGTTCATCTGGATCATGGTTAAGCCTGGTAGCTTAATGAGCTGTTCAGCCAACATGCAAAGAAGTAACTGGCCGTTGATGGTTGTTGCTAACGTGTACTTAGGATCTAAAAAAGGACTGTGAACATCATTTGATTTACCGTAAACACCATTAAGTGCTAACTTCATCATATTGTTTTCAGCGGTTTTTTTAGGGTATGTTTTACGTTCGTTATAAACGTTCAGATACACATCACAAAAAACTTCAGTTAAGTGTTCCGGGTATAAATTATTCTTGATTGCCAAGTTAGGGTAGAAACTGGCAACATCTGAATCGATTATTTGATGTGTATCTGTACTCACACAGATAGTTGTACTTAGTGATGCATGAATACCTCCACCACCGAAAACAACGTGGAAACCTTCAAGGTCTGCTGTTAATTCATCAGCGTGTTGACTGAAATAGGTTTTTATACCTTGTCCTTCAGTTGGTATTACTGCTTTACGGAAAAAATCCAATATACGATTAAATTCAGGGTGTTCAAATTTAACGTAAGGTAAAATAATTTCACAAGCATTGACACAAACGCGAGGTGATTGAGTGTGTTTTGTTGCTCTCACACCAGCATCACCCAATTGCATAATGAAGAAATCAGCACCGATTTTAGTATCGTTATGATTGGTGAAATTCTTATCGTACTTTTCAGTTAACTTGTCCCGGAACTCAATCATGGGTTTAGATAGTTCACCGAACTTACGAGTAGCTTTCACATCGTGCCAATTGTAAGTAAGCACCTCCCGACTTTCAGGAAGTGTGAGTACATGATTTGGTGGGTATGGCAGTTCAACAATATCATCCATACACATGTTGAATTCCAGCAGCTTCAACGATGTCATTTTAGCAACATTATCGAAGTGGTGGATCTTCATCAAGTCAAGTTGTGGTACAAACTGGTCACGGTCCCATATAACGTTACTGAACCGATCACCTGAATTACCAGACTGAATGATGTGGTTACACTTATGTTTCAGCGTGGCAGCATCTATCATGCCTTGCTGTTGCATCAGAAGGTGCAACATAGGGTAATCAAATCCATAGTTATTAAACCCTCCCATACGACCACCAGACGCTTTGATTTGCATCAGAAGGTGATACAGTTCTTGACCTTGATGGTACCAATCAGAAATCTCGAACTGCCAACGTGCGTTATCTGTTTCACGTTCAATACAGATGGAGAAGAAATTGATATAACTCTCGATGTCATACCAGTAAATACAGTTGTGAGGGATTGTCATGTTAGTCGCTCCATATCGTTACGGTCGATTAACGTAACATGATCAGCATCATCACGTGAACCAAATACAAATACCACAGAACCTTTATTGTTGCCCGACTGAGGTTTACCAGTGTCGGCGTTAATGAAGCTGATGCGCCCTATTATGAACTCACAACGGGTGCAGTTATCGAATGCTTTACGAAACCAAGAAACCGAAGTATCAGCAGGTATTAGCATGACTGTTGTTTTACTTTTACCTGCTTCTTCAATAGCCTTATCAACCCACGGCATAATATTTGAATATGGTGGGTTACACCAGTTCACTTTACCCCAATCACTATACAGTGCGTTATCTGCTTCAGTGAGGTAATACGGTCGCAAGTGGTTTTGGTCACTTGCAGCAACATCACACGTAAAACCATACTGTTTGTTGTACCAGTTGAATACGAATCGAGGTGTTTGAAATAAATCACGTATCGCTGGTTTAGTTGTTGAACCTGCATAACCCTTCATAGCAACTAACCTCGTTCACTTGCTGCACATTCACCAGCCAATGCAAAATAACTGGCACCATCAACGTAATCATCATCACGGAAATCACCACCTTTGGCACGAGCAGCTTTCAAGAACACCATGAACATCCACCCTTGTTCTTCTGTGATGTTTGTACCATACATTGCGTTAAACGATGCAACTGTAGCTTTCATGCTTCGTTCTTGCTCTGTATCACGTTCTGATGCCCTGTCACCAATATTATCAGACGCAACCTTGAGGATGTTTGTTGCTGAATAAAGCTGTACCGGTTCAACACCATCATTTTCACTGTTGAAGGAATGCTGTTCAACACTCAAAGGAGACTGTGCACCACAAGAAGGACAAGGACCTTTTTCTATATCGACATCAAATTCAACGGTCCATTCATGGCCGTAATCAGGACAACAACCACTATTTCTGAACCCGTCGGTGTTCGTTAACTTACGAGCATCATTAATGTTCATTGCTCCTGATTTAACACCGGATGTAACCTTAGCTAAACGGACATCTGTTTCCTTGATCGGCATAAATCCAATACCGTCAACTTGGCCTTTGATCCAAGTAAAACCAAAAACGAGCGCTTCTTTCGGTAATGTGAAGCTACCGGTGTTGAATTGTTCAATGGTCACATTTTCCGCTAACCATTTAATTAATCGTGTTCTGTTCATGACATTCTCCTGTTAAAAATAAATAAACCGTGAAGTAATCATACGACACGGTTGAGATAAAAACTGTGAACTAAGTCACATTCCAGATAATACGGTTTCTGCACGATCTAATTTGTGAGACGAAATCATGGTCGTACCGGACGCATTTCGATAATGCTGTTTTACTGTTGTTTCAGCAAAACCAGTTGCAATAGCGGTTGCTT